GCTAAGTAAACCTTCAGGCATTTTGACCTCGTAGGACTAGACTGACCACATTATGCCTAAGGTTTGGGGTTTGGTCTAGTAAGCGCATAATCATTGAGCGTATGGATTACCGCGGCGTTTGACCATTCCAGCGTCAATCAAATCATCCTCGTCATAGTCTTCTGGTGCGGGCCCATCAATGTCCAGCCAGTGCGAATCCCTCAAGTACCTCAATGCTTGAGTCATTGCGTCCACGTAATCGTCGTGTGCTGATTCAGGAAATGAACACACTTGGCTTATCATCCCTTCGGCCCAATCACGCACATAACCCTTGTTCTTAGAGCTTTCAGGCACCCATACACGTCCTGCGGCAATGATGTTGGACACAATGTTCAGCCGTTGCGTCTTGTCGGCTTTGCCTGGGTTGTACCCACGAACAGGCAAGTGAGCACGTTGCAGGTCCTGTATAAGGCTGATACCCGCGGCTTTGTCCTCCACCAGGATCAAGTCAACCCTCTTCTTGTCTTTACCCTCACCGTAGACTACCTCGAACTCTTCGATCACTTTGGGGCGCAGGTCAGGATACTGTAAGCGGTCTTGCCAGCAGTCGATCACCATCACGCTCATTGGACCGTCAGTGGGCTTGAACACCCCAAACACAATATTTGCCGTCGCGTCATTCTGCGTCTTGTCCGTGAAAGCCACGTCATAGGAACTTAATATGTACTCAAACTTGGGGAACTCTTTATGTGGCGGCCACAACCTGAACATAGAACGCTTGATAATGCCAGTGTCTTCTGGGTCCAGCACCTCTGCATAAATCTCCTGGCGTCCCAGCTTGGTGCCCTCATAGCTAAGAATCTGTTTCTTAAAGCTTGGGCTTAAATTCATCAGGTTGGTATAGGTGGACGCCGTTGTCAACGCAACATCATCACCAGCCCGTCCTATCAGGTCCACAATCAAATCTTTTGGCCTGGGGGTAGTAGTGACTATGATCCTGGTGCGCTGGCCCAGACGGACGCTAAACTGCACCTGGTCCCATGTCTCTGTGATGTAGTCATATGCGGCCAACTCATCCAGCCAGGCTCCATGCCACTGCGGCCCCCTGAATCTGTTGGGCTCAGATGCTGGTATGCCGCCAATGATTGACCCATTGATCAACGTGATCTGGCTAATACTTTTGTTGTAGTCTCGGATCAGTATTTCAGGGATGACAGCAAGCAGGCCAGACTCACCCTCAAAGCAAGTACCGCGTATGTCAGCGCTTGTGGGGGCCGCTACAAGCCAGCGTGACTTAGGGATACTCCAGGCCCACCAAGCCATGTTCTCCGCGGCCAGCCTCGATTTACCCGCCCCCCTGCCCGCAATAACCGCCCATATGGACCACCACTCCCCCGTGGGCTCGATCTGGTGATCGTGAGCGCTTGCTAACCAGTTCATGCGCCACTGGAATGCGGCCAGGTCCTCAGGCGCCAGCTTGGACAACGTCTCCTGGATCTCTGGGTCCTTTAGTTTGGCCTCGATGTCATCTAGTATGTCAGCTTGCATTGCTGGCTAATTGACGTTTCATTTCGACGTTCTTGATCATGCTGGTCACAATCTCTTTGGCCATGACGTCCACCACAAGCGGGTTATTCGCGTCTCCAGTGTGTTTGAGCACGTCCCCATACTTAGTGGCCTTGAGCTTGGATGCAACCCATTTGCGGGCGTCTATGCGGTTCTTTTGCCACTGTACGTAAGCAGAATCAATCCGAATGTTGCCGTCTTTGTCAGTGATCTGGTACGGCAGTTGGTCAGCAATGTCCACGATTTCGTCAGCGTGAGTCTCAGCCTGGTCTTCACGTGCGCGAGCGTATTGGTTGCAGAAATCTGGTTTATCCAACAACCAACGGTAAATCGTCACCCTATCGGGCATGTTGTCATCCAGTACGATCTTACGTAAGCTTTCCCCTTCAGCTATACGTACACATATGACCTGGGCTATGTGATCAGTGTATGTTGATGGCCGTCCACGTTTATTAGGCGTCGTTGTTGTCAGCTTTTTGTCAGGCATTCCCTATTCTCCGAAAGTCCTATGCACTGCGAGTAAGTGTAACTATTTTGGTTTATCCCTGCAAGATGCGATTCTTGAGGCGTTTTATCGACTGCTTGTGATAATCGATCTCATCTGCTTGTAATGCCAATTTGTTTTCCAGGTATCTTATGCGGCTTTGGGCGTATTCCACCCAATTCATCCACTCTACGTCTTGTACTTGTTCCATGGTGGGCGCCTTGGGCGGTCCTGGTGGCTTTGTGCCCTTGGCGCTGACTATCTTCTGTTTTGGGTAAAGCTTGTCTTCTTTTGGCTCGACTGGGGTCCGTTTTCTTTTTGTAACAGTATCGATTAAGGTTTTGGCCATTTGTTTACTCCAGGTTAAGATTATTAACTATTTGTTAATTATACCTAAAAGGTTGCTGTTTGCTACCAGGGTTTCGTTATTTACAACGTCATATCCCAAATAGTTCAACAACCCCGTAAGGTCCTGGCCTGTTTGTAAAGCATATGATAACACGGCGTGTGCAGTGAAATCTTCACCAGCATTGAAAAATTCTAATTCTTTGAAGTTCATTGTAGGTCCAATAAAAAAGGGGCCGTAGCCCCGTGGTTGTTAAACGAACACTTCCTCTACATCGATCACGTTGGCTTTAAGCTTTGCCATACCGTCTGCAAGGCTCCACAAGGCGCGATTGAGCTTGACGTTCTCATTGACACCTGAGACGCCTCTTGTGTGCATCCTGCGGCCTGTGGTGGTCTTTCCTGATACCCCACCCTTGATCATGTTCTCTTGGACGCGGTTAAACGTGGTCCAGAGGTCAGAACTTACGTCTTCGTGGCGATTGGCCTGGAGAACTCGTTCAGCGGTCACAGGCGCCTTATCGTCCCAGCGCAACTGCAATGCAGTGTTGGCAAACAACTCTTGCTCTGATCTGTTCAATGTAATACTTTTGAACTCACCAATGCTGTTGCTGATTTGCTTGACGTTGTCCAATACTTTGAATGAACCCTCGATCACGTCATGGACCACATTGCCGCTGTGGCGTACACGAACGTCAGACTGGATGTCACCAGCGATTAAACCGTTGGAGCACACAAAGCGGAAAAAGCCAGCCAACAATTGGTATGAGCTTGTGCCGTCATGGCTGTTGATCAACACCAACTCAGGCACTTCACCCTGGGATGCAATAGCATCAGGATGGCGCAGGCGGACCATGTGCTTGGTGAACTCGCGCTTGGCCAGGTCACGGCAATTGGTTTGGCGCACCTCAAAAGCCTCGAAACCCTCATTGCGTAAACCGTCAATTACTTGCAATGTAGGGATGAATGTGTAACGGTCACCGCGGGACTCATGGGCATTGTCGGCCAATACGCTTGGCGCAAAGCGAGCAATCTGCTCATTCGACAAAGGGTTGTTTGAACGATATGCTGATTGCTTGGAAGAAGTTGAAAAACGATACATGATTTAATCCTTTAAAAATGTTTCAAATAAACTGCGATATGCAGTGATTGGTATCTTAACAGAAAGTTAATAGCCTTGTCAACTCTGGGGTTATTGTTCCGCAATAGGTAAATCCAAAATGGCTTTTAAGCCAGCGAACAATTGCTCGGTTTCTGCTCGCGTAAAGGTTACATGCATTGTTGCATGGTGAGCCTGAAGACTTAACCATACGCTGTCGTTGCTCCACTGGGAGACTGCTACGCGGACACCGTCTTCGGTGCGGACGATTGTTTCGATTTCTTCGTTCATACCATTTCCTTTTTCATTTGTTCCCACTCTTTTACAGTGATCATTTTTACTTCTGTCTCATCCCAACGACTGAGGTGATCAAAAGCCTCGCAAGCTTGCTTGATAGTCATTGGCATAGTTGGCCTCCACAACTTCAATGCACCAACATATGTGTCTCTACGAATCACAATCCATTCTTTGCGACCATTTGGGTTTGATCCAACTCCACGATTTCTGCGTGATGTTCTGACTATTGTTCCGCAGGCTGATGAGTATGTCATTTTGGTTCCTTTAAGCCCCCCTAAGGGGGCAGTTGGTTTAACTATATTTTTTAATGAATGCTTGCAGTTTACGTACTTCAGCTTTAGCCCATTTTTTTTGTCCTGGACCGTTCTCTCCACGCAAATCTTCTGCATTCCAATGTGTCTCGTTAGGATCAATGAATAATCCTAAAACGTATTCAGCCTCATGCAAAATTTCAGCATCTGTATAGTCTTCAATTTCTTTTTTGTCATCAGTAGAAATGTTGTCTAGTGTGTAAGCCAATTCAGAAATTGACATTGCTGATTTAATGATTGCTCTTGTCATTGTGTACCCCTTAGTTTGAACGGGCTTTGGTAGTAGCTGACAAAATGTTGTAAGTCACTGTGGTGTGCTTTTCAACAATTGAGGCGGGTATGTTTACCTCTTTGGCGGCTTTGGCCCAGGATACAGATTTCTTCTCTGGGGTGTTGGTTATGTTAGTTACAAACAAGGCTCCAACGTATGTGCCTGCACCCAATAATTTGAGTTCGTCTTTTTTGGACTCAAGTTCTGCTTGTTTGTTTTTGATCTCTTCTTCTAAGAAACCAATTTCGTCAACGATTGCGAGGGTAACTAATGTTGCTGTTGTCATGGTGTTTTCCTTTGTGTTTCAAATAACCTGCTCTGTTGCAGTAACGCTATCTTAACTCAAAGTTAATATCCTACGCAACTGTAGGGTTATTAATTAATTCAATCACTCGTTTGATTGTTGTATTTAACGCATCATCCATGTCCATTTTTTTAATGCCCCACATTCTTTTCTGCCCGTGCCAACCCAGCATAGGACCCTGGTGACAGTCCCAGCACAGGGCCACCACTGTGTATTGGTTTCCTTGTTTAACGTGATGGGCACTGCTGGGGCCAGCCGCATCACATACAGAGCAGGGTAACAGCTTAACCAGGCCAACGTAATCGCGCTCTTTTGTTGTTAGGCTGTTGTTCATACCACCGCCTTATCAAATGCCCTGTTGCTAGCCTCCTGGGACCGCCACACGTCGATTCTTGCTTGGGCGGCAACCAGTTGCCACCTTAGTTGCTCTTCAAGCTGTATGGCCTCTTTAATGGCCGTCAGGTGCGCTTTGTACTTGGGACTGGAGTACGCCTCCCGCTCCTGGGCATTGACAGCCTCAAAACCAACTTCCAATGCTGTCTTACATAGCTCTGCCTTTAATGTCTTGCGGTACTCTTCCAGGTAAAACCTGTTTGCTTTGGCTTGGGCAAATTGCACAGCGTGGCTGTACATAAAATCAACTGCGTCATTTGGATCAATTAATTTATCAGTCATATGTTCTTCTCCTTCAACTTGGCTTCAACTAAGTCAACAATTTGTTCTATACAAGCGCCCATCATCAGTAAATCTGAGCGAGTAAATCCTGCATCATTAATTAGTTTCTCAAACTCTTCTTGCGTCAGTCCTACCCATGTGCGCTGTTTGAGGCTTTGAATTTCTGCCCGTAATTCAGCATTAATCTTTCCTTCTTCAATACCTTTGCGAATTAACTGGCTTGTGACTTGTGTATCACGATGTTCCCAATCGCTATACAACATATTTGTTCTGGCAAGAAATTCAATTTTTTCATTTAAGCGTTTAATTTCGTCTTCGTAATTCATGTGTATGATCTCTTCTTTAATTTCTTCTTTGGTTTTCATGTGTTTTTCCTTGTACGAATATCTTGAGCAATGCTTTGTT